ATGAAGCGTCCATCGTCAGAACCCTTGCCTTTAGTGTTGGCAGTGGCAATGACATTGAATCCTTCAGAAGGTTGAATGAACTTACCAATCTTCTTCAGGAAGACTCCTTTCCCTTCGAGTACTGATTGAAGGCAAAGAATCTTGTTGGAAGCCAGGTCAATCTCGTCAAGCAGTAGAACCGCACCGCGCTCCAAGGCTTCGATGACTGGACCATTGTGCCAAACGGTTTCACCATTGACGAGACGGAATCCACCAATGAGATCATCTTCATCTGTTTCAATAGTAATGTTTACACGGATAAGTTCCCGACCCAATTGAGCACATGCTTGTTCAACTGCGAAAGTCTTTCCGTTACCAGAGAGACCCGTGATGAACGAAGGATAGAATAGACGGGACTGAATAATTTTTTTGAGATCTTTGAAATTACCAAAGTTGACGAAGGTATCATCTTTTTCAGGGATAAGGTTTTGTTCAATAGCAGGCATCGCTGCAGGAGCGTTGTAAGTGCGTTCGATGGTATCAACAGACTGTTGAGTTACTTCAAAGTTCCATTTACCACGACCAGTCTTGTAGTTAGCAATCTTATTGGTTACTGTCTGATAGTTGGCACCGTTCATCGCGCACCAGGCACGAATGTCGGCAGCAGTCACAGATTCCCCATAAGTGCTTTGCAATGCAGAGCAGATTTCAGAGGTGGAGAATGTCATGATGTGGTTTGGTTGTTTCAACTGAAGTTATTATACACAAAAAAGGGCACCCTATCGGTGCCCCCTGTGACACTTTTCAAAGTGTCCTATCAGTCTTCAGATAACTTGACTTCCTTTACGGGTGCCTTTGCTTTTGGTGCTGCCTTAGGAGCAGGCTTTGGTGCTGGAGCAGGTGCTGCTTCAGAAGCACCTTTACCAAGAAGTTCTCCGAATCTTGACATGGTTTTAATAATTACTTTCTTAGTTATTTATCAAGCAATAAGTTCAATAAACTCACTCAGAACCTTCTTGTTCATTTTTTTATTACGCAGACTCTTTGTGAATGCACTTTTAATCTGAGACTTGGTTGCATCATCCTTAACTTCAAACTCAGAATCTTGACTCATGGCAGATGCAGAGATACCAAAGTACCTATGATATCCAGAGTTTATGATAGAGAATGACTTGTTCTTCCTCCAATACTTGTGGATTTTTTGATAATCATTTTCTGTCTTGAAGTACATTCTCATGAATCCAGAGGCATCACGAGGAGCAAGAACACGAATACCAACGAAGTTAACACTTGGCATACGGTCGCGAAGAATGCGTAGCATGATATTGACATGCTCATACCAGTCAACATCCAAAGAATAGGTGTTACCAGTCTTTCTGTCTCGAATGAAAGAATTGTGGTTGAGACTATTCACACCAATGTATGGTTCATCAAAGCGAGAGTTATCGAACAATTTATGATACTTGAGTGGAGGTGCTTCACCATCACTCAGAATCACACACTGAACTTTCTCAACCCTGTGAGTATTCTTGAATTGAGGAATGATTTGATGGAGAGAGATCAATGCTTCATTCAGAGGAGTTCCCGAAAGTGACATTCCAACAGGACAGTTATACAGACACCTGTAAGGTCCAGAGAAGAATTTAGCAAGACGATAGATGTTCAGCATTTGTTCTTCCAGAACCTTTCCTTTGGTTGAACTGGTAAGGATGTTCATCATTGAGAAATACTCTCGAACTTGAACCAACCCATGCTTCTTCTCATATGAGAGATTCATATGTCCATTTGCATCCATTCGAGGATAATCACAGGTAAATGCATATACATCGAATGGAATACTGACCTTCTTACAGAACCAAATCAGATTGAACAGTTGCTTGACTGTATCAGTCATGACATCACACATGGATCCTGACCAATCAAGAACAAACACAAGACCATGATTCTTGCCGTTAGAAAATGTGGTTACTTTCCTAAACAGATCTTCATTGTACTTATAAGTATGCAGTTTGGTACAATCAAGCACACCAGTGCGAGCAGTCGTAGCACGAGCGTATGCACTAGCAGACTTACGGCATTCAAACTCCTTCACCAGATAGTTGACTTCTTTCTGAGCGTTGCGTTTGAACTCCTTGAACTCTGGATCAACTTCTTCAAATGCAGAAGAATCTGTACTCATCCACTCATCAGCACAACGCTGATGAATTTCTTCATTAGAAACGATTACTTTCTTAAGATCCAATGCAGGCAATTCTGCATAGACATTTTCAGGTCCATAATTAGTTGCAAGATCACGAAGACCCTCCTCAAGAGAACTCATGGTCTTCACATCTGGATCGAAGGTTTCCCCAGGAGAATGATCAGGTTGCTGCACAGATTCTTCGCCATCTAATCCTTCAGTTTCAGTCTGCTGAGAAGATGATTCAGTTCGATTCTCATCTTCAAACTCAGGTTCACTGTCCATTCCACCCTGAGGAAGATCAAATTGTTGATCACCTTGACCGTCTTGCTGACTCTGACCAGAAGTCTGCTCATGATTGTCAAACTTCACCTTAGACTCTTCTTCCTGCTTCTTCTTGCAGAAAGCGTAGAGATCCTCAGCAATATCAAGAACTTCTTCGAATGTTTCTGAATCTGCAATTCTTTTGACAAGAACAGACTCCTCAGCATCAAATTCAAGATCAATGAAGTTACCAATCTTGAAATATAGATTTGCTTTGTCTGCCAAATTGAAAGTAGAGATATCTTCATCCTCAATCTTGAAGAAATCTTCTTCAGACAATTCAGAGTATCCTTTGTAGAAGGTCTTAGCAAGACCAGGATACTTGCGTTTCATCAGTTTCTCAATGCGAGCATCTTCAACAACATTGACAAACTGTGGTGGAATCTTTCGTTCCTTGAACCAATCACTATCTGGAGTAAAGAGTGCATGACCAACTTCATGACCAACCAGAAGGTCATGAACAACCGAAGTTGCACGCTCCCAAGTTGGAAGAGTCAACACACGAGTATGCACATTGAAGCAAGCAGTCTCAACCTGCTTGTTCTCCACAACCAGATCTTCAGTCGCAAGCAGTTTTGCAAGTTGGGACTTGATCTCGTGATTGACAGACATTGCTTTGTTGCGTATGAGCGTATTATACAAAAGAACCCCGCCGCTTGGGCGAGGTCCTGTGACACTTTTTAAAGTGGTTCAATGCCTGGCGGCGAGATCTCAAAGCCTGGGGGCGCAAGCGCCTCTTCTGGCATTTCTTCGAATGGTGCTGCCAATTCGGTGTCGTTCCCATCTCCCTGTACTGAATGTAAGATATTTATTGTAGGGAACCATCCCAATTTACGCAACTCTGTAATGTCTGCAAGATTTTCCTGACGCTCTCCTGGCGTATCCTCTTTGACTGGAAGATGTCCCATACCCATCGCTTCTGCAAGTTCACGCACAGAAGTCAAGTCTCCACTACCAACAGAGATTGGTCCAGTAAAGTCAGAATATGCAAGACACTCGATGGCACTACACACATCCTTAACATGAATCCAGTCTCGTTTGTGGTTAGTAACATACTTTGCAGTCTTGTCCTGAAGCATACGATGCATCATATTTCTACGACTTCCTGGACCAAAAACTGTTGTGAATCTCATTCCAACTGAGTTAGGTGGTGCCATCTGCTCATTGATCCACTTCGTCATAGCATATGGATTTTCCCAGTACGCACCTTCTACTGCACTAGAAGAAGCGTAAAGAAGTCTGGTGTTCGTTTCTCTACACCAATCAAACAACTTCTTCGTCTTGAGTACATTATTTGTATAATACTTATTAGGATCCTCAATACTGTCTCTAATGTCTGCGTGTGCAGCAAGATGAATTACAAGATCATAGTCTCCACCTTCAAAATCTTCAACATCATCAGGACGGTCAATACCAGTTACATCATGATTTGCTTTCCAATGACTATAAACATGACTTCCAATGAACCCAACATGACCAGTAATCAATACTTTCATTCTCTCCTGGGAATTTCTTTAGTTATCTTATCATACTCCGATTTGATCTTAGCGTCAAGAACTGCTTTCTGACCTTTTATCTGCTGATTTTTATTTCTTGCTTCATCCAGACCATGATCCTTTGCACCCTTTGCCATTCTATCAGCAATAGTTCTCTTTAGTGCTTTTTGCCTCTCACCTTTAGGATTTGCTCTTGCTGCTGCCGCTTCTTTACGCTCTTCATCAGAACCAATCAAAGCATCAATGCCTGCCTTTGCTTTATCATCACGGCGCTCTTGTGCTGCTCTCTTTCTGTCTTCTCTTGCTTGACGCTTTTGTGCATCTGCCTTAGAGATTTTACCCCTCTGGATTGCCTTGCCACGAGGAGTTGCTTCAGATATAAAATCAGCAAAAGATTTCATTAGTCTTTTTTCTTTTATTTATCCTACGAAACCTTTTTGCTAAATCCTTTGACCTTATCAAATCTGATGATATTATCAAACTTGTCAAGTAACTCATCAGTCTTGTGTGAAATAACAAATACATTTGCGTCACTCACAACATACTTGATAATCTTTGTGAAATAGTCTGTGCCAAATCCATCAAGTGAACTATCAAAGATCTCATCCAGAATCAAGAGATTGGTGCTTGCAGAGTTTTTCATCTTTGCAATCTCTCGCCAGGTGAAGAGGAGAGACAAGTCAATTCTCATCTTCTCCCCCTCACTAAATGATTCATAACTAAAATCTTCGTGGATGGGGGACTTCACCGTCTCTTTGAATTCTTCATCCAGAGAGAAGTTAATATAGAAGTCCATCAACTGAAGATATTTGTTAATCTGCTGATTCATAAGAGGCAGATATCTCTTAATGATTTTGGATTTTACTCCACCATCCTTCATTAAAGAATGCGCGAAATCGTGGTAAACATTATTCTCTTTTTGTTCGGATTGTTTAGACTGTAATCCCTCCAGTTCCTCAACTAGTTTTTCTAATGCATCGCGTTCAGTATTTCGGTTTGCAAGGTTACTGGTAATAGTTTGAATTTCCTGTTCCAGATCTCTTGATCTGTTCCGTAATCCTGAAATCCTAGTATTTGCTTTAGAAATTTCATGCGTTAAGTTTGTTGCCTCCTTAGAAAGAACCTTGAATTGGTTTTCTTTTTCCTCTTCAAGTCTGATGGCATCCTCTAACTCTTGGAACCCCTGTTGAAGTTCTTTTGCTTTAGACTGAGCATCATTAATTCTATTTAAGCGAAACGATTCTTCAATATGCTGGTCACAGGTAGGGCATACCGTATTCTCGTTAAAAAACTTATGCTCTTTAGTAATGGTTGCAACTTTTTGTTGCAGTTTACCACGAAGTGTCCCAAGTTTCTTAAGTTTTTTGTTAGAACCTGAAGACACTTCCATCTTCTCTTCAACTACTTTTAAGTCCTCTCCATATCCATCAATATCTTTCAACAGAGCATCTACACTCTCATCAAACTCTTTGATTTTGCTCTGCTTTTCCTTGATACTCTTCTTTCCAGTCTGCTCCAGATCTGATATAAAATTCTTCTGCATATCAATCTTCTCTTCTACCAGATCCTTACGGATGGTAAGTTCACGAATGCTCTCGTTCGTGCTGCGAATTTTTTCACGCAGGATATTACTCATGTAAGAAAAGATCTTGATGTCTAACAGATCTTCAATGATCTCACGACGACTTGCTGCTGGGAGTTGCATGAAAGGAACGAATGATGCACTACCCAAGATGACGATTTGAGTGAATGACTTGTAGTTCAGTTTCAGAACATTCTCTTCCAACCACTTCTGCTGATCAGATGCTGCTGCAGCACGGTCAAGAAGTTCATCGTTCTTGTAGATCTCAAACACATTTGGTTTGATACCACGGATGACTTTCCACTCAATTGAACCAGTGGAGAACTCAATCTCCACAGTGCAATCTTTCTCATTGACAGAATTAATGAGTTGTGGTTTATTGATCTTACGAAATGGTTTGTTGAACAGCACAAAGGTAAGAGCATCCAACACTGTGCTCTTGCCTGCTCCGTTAGTTCCAACAATTAGATTTGTTTGTGCCTCTGTAAAATCAACTTCAGTAAATGTATTTCCTGTGGACAGGAAGTTACGCCATCTTATCTGTTTGAATAAAATCATTATCTCTGGGTGGGACTACAAAGTCATCCGCTGTGATGATCACATAACGGTAATTATACATGTTGCACATACTAATTGCAACCTCGTCATCAACTTCTACAACTGCCATCTCGGGATAATCATCCGCTTCTAAGAGACCAGCATATCTTTCTGCATCATCCTCTTCTTCAAAGAGGTATAGTGCCTTTTCACCATCCTCATCGTGAACAGAGTATGCTCCCTCTTCTTCTTTTCCAGCAATCGTAATTAGGTACATTACTCCATTTCACATGCTTCTCTGTAGACATCCCTCATCAATCTCTTTACAATATCTTTGTCGAGATCAAAATCTGAATCGTCAATATATTTATTCAGATAGGTCAAAGTGTCTTCGCACTCTTCTGAAGTGAGATTCACATCTTCATCGTTGACTGCAAAGTTCTCAACGATTTTAATTTCAATACAACCTGCTTTGTGAATCTTGTCAATGAACTTCTCAAACTGAAGTTGATCTGATTTCTTACGAACAATGATCTTTACAATCTTGTCCTTGTAAAGGGATGAATTGAATGTCCTGTAGTTTGTATCTTCGTAGTAGATTCTCTCAAAGATTGTGTAAGGATTTTCAATGAACTCAAGTTCTTTAGTTTCGGTATCGAAAATGTGGAACCCTCGTTTGTCATCCACATCGTTCCAGAACATCTGATAGGGATTTCCCAAGTAAAAGATTTTACCGTCATTGGATCTTGTGTGATAATGTCCTGAGTAAACCAGATCAAATTTTTGGAATGATGATGGATCAAGTCCTGTGTCCATCGTATGTCCACGATATGCTTCAAATCCATTGAGTTCAAGATGACCCATTACAATCTTTGCTTTGGACTTTTTCACCTCATTGAATGTTTGTTCCTCATTATCTTGACAAATCCAAGGAACAAGAAGCATATCTGCTCCACCAATCTTATACTGCTTTGGTTCTGAGACTTTGACTACATTGTCATACTGACCTAACAAACAGTCTACTGAATTTACATCGTTGGTATTTTTGTAATAGGCGTCATGATTACCAACGATGTTATATAACTTGATTCCTAGTTCCTGAAACTTATCATACACATTTGTCTTTGCCCAATCCAATGCCCAAAAATCAATAGACTTACGACTATCAAAAGCATCACCTAAATGAATTGCAACTGTGATACCTCTTTCCTTTAAAGTAGGAAAGAATATATCCTTATAAAATTTACCAAAGAAATCATGGAATGTTTTACTGCCCTTACGGGCACCATAATGTGTATCAGTTATCAGGGCAATCTTCATGAATAAAGTTTAGACTGAATGTTCTCTTTAATGGTATTATAGTCAGAAGTATTGTAGATGTCACCATCTCCTGTAAACACTTCGTCAAAACCAGATCTTTCAATGATCTTAGTTCGGATATCCATCTGGCGTTTCTCTTTCTGGATTCTTCTCAGAAATGCATAGTGAATGATTTGAGTGAAATACGCAAATGGGTTAGAAGACTTTGCTGGATCAAAATTCTTGATATACTGGACGCAGTTCTCAATGCCGTCACAGATCATGTCCTCACGGAACATGTAGTTTACAAAGTTTGGTTTGTAAGAAAGATGCGTTGCGATCTTCAAGAAACATTCACCGAGATAATTAGTGATGCGAGGAATCGGTTCTCCTGCTTCTTGTGCTTTCTTTACTTCTGCTCTGTAAACAATCAGTGCTTCTAAAAATTCTTTGTTGTTTACATAATGTTCTGACTTCTTTCTAGTTCTAGACATCTCATGACGCTCCTATTACTTATGGGTACATTATAACACATAATGATAGGGCTTGACAAGAGTCTCAATTATCAGTAGAATAACTCTGTCAGGGTTCATAGGGATGGCTTAGCTACTTTTATAGAGTTTCTCTAAGGATACTCTTGCATCAGATATTGAAGATAAGAACCCCATCTCTTCATTGACTCTTGTCTCATTTGACTCTCTATCTTTATCCCTTAAGTATTTTTTATAGATGGAGAGTACTTGATCATCTTTAACTTCAGTAATTGTAATTACCTTAGACATATCTATAATCACAGTGGAGTCATCACCAATAGTCATCCAAGGATCTACTTTAATAGCACTTACTCCTATGTGTTTCATTGTAACAGTTTCAAACACTACAGGAGTATCTAATAACAATAATGTTCGAGATTGCTCTTCACAAGGTGTTACCATTGCAAAGATTTCTTCTCCAGATACTAATTTAATTGCTGCGTAGAATTCTTCGTTCATTTATCTCTGAGACTAACTTGTACAATTTCGTAATTAAACTTCTCTTGGTTATAGATTTTAATTCTTTCTACCAGATGATTTAATGTGTAATTCTTTTTTGACTTGTAAGTTATATCGTCAGCAATATCGTAAAGAACTGCTTGGTTCTTCTTATCTCCTTTTCTTAAGACTCTACCGATTGATTGTAAGTTTCTAATTCTTGATTTGGAAGGAGATGCGAAAATAACATTATGTAGATTCTTGATATTAATACCAGTTGAAAATGTTCCGTATGATGCTACAATGATTGCGTTATTTTCTTTTTCAGTGATTTCTCTTACATGTTCTCTTTGTTCTGCGTCAATGCCACCGTGTACATAAAATACTTTACGATTACCCTTGACAGAATTATTTATTAATTCGTAAAGTGGTTGACCATGTGTCTCCACTCTGCTGAACAATACAAGACTGTTTCCTTTCAAATCTAAGACTAGATTCTTGATAAAGTTATTCCGTTTTCCATGTCCGATAATATACTGAATCTCATCTTCATAAGTTTCAAATTGAAATGAATCATGCTTCATCAATAAAACATGAATTTGTAACTGTGAAAGATGTCCCTTATTAATCAGTTCCTTTGTTTGTGTCACCTTGTATGATGGTCCAAACAATCCCTCTAACACCCACTTATGCGTCTGTGTGCCGTCTAATGTACCAGTAAAACCAAATCTATATTTGGCACTGTCCATCTTGGTCATAATACTGACTAGAGACTTAGACTTGAATAGGTGTGCTTCGTCTCCGATAATAACTTCAAAGTCCTTGAAGAATGATCTTTGTAATTTGTAAATAGACTGCCAAGTTGTAATTGTGACAGGTGCTTGATTTGTCTTTTCTCTACCAGAATAGATCTTATGACAATAATCTTCTGCGTTCCATCCATAGTCTTGGAAGTCCTTGAACATCTGCTCTACGAGTGATGTGGTTGGAACAACAAGAAGAATCTTTTTATCCTTCTCTGCAAAATATCTCACTACTGAATAAATCATCAATGACTTACCAGAGGCAGTTGGTGAGATCAACAACTTACGGTTGTATCTTAATGCATCGTATACTGCATCAACTTGATAGTCTCGTGGTTTAAATCTAGCAATGCGTGTCATATAGTCTTTGACACCTTCTTTTGAAATCATTTCATTGACTTCAAATGGAGGACCATAAAACTTGTTATGTTCAAACTCTACAGTGTACCCAGAGTTTCTTGCCCATGCCATTACTTTGTCAAGTAGACCAACATAGATCTCACCAGTATGAGAACTATACAGTCTGATCTTTCCATCCCAATACTTGCTACGGTATTGAGGCATGAACTTTGCACCAGGAACATCAAATGTAAAGTGATCTGATAACTCTTGATTGATATAAGGTTCTGCTTTTACTGTTACATATACCTCATTTTTTTTACGGATAACGAGATCTGCCATCAACTATAACCTCTTATAAATTGCTGCCACTCAATTGAATTTTTGATTTGATAGGTTCGATTGTTTATTGTTTTTAGAATACTATCTAGATAATTTAACATAATCTGATAGTAATCAATCTTACTGCAGACCTTAATAAGATCTTCATCGGCATCCATGTATTTGTCTACATCTTGCCGTAAAACTTTATGATCAAATGGTTTGTCAATATACACCTCTGGGTCTGCCTTACCCGTGTAGTATTGCCATTTTTCTTTTTTGAGTTGTTTGAACTTATTCTCTTCTACTTTCTTAAGGATAAGAATGTTATTTAAAATTCTATAATACTTCGCATGAAGAGATGGAACCTTTGTAGATTCAGTATGTAGTTCGTCTTCGTCTATCTTTGAATCTTCATCCCATAATGTTTGAATTTCATCAAGATTCATAAATTAAATCATAAAACCACTATATTATATATCGCATATTTAAAAGTGACTTCTGCGGTTACATAGTTAATATCTTGTGCAGTTGCATCAAAGTTAATTGTTGATAAACTTACTGGGAATAAGTCATTGAAGTCAATTCTTGCAATTTCATTAAAGTTGCTGTTGTAAATAAACAAACTTCCATCTGAATATTCATTCAATGGATTTTTTGCACTAATGTCTGGATTATATGGATCTTTTGCTTTGAGATCAATAAACTCTTGGACACTTTCTGGATAACCAAGTGCTCTTAACCAGTTATGAACTTCAAGATAGTTTGACAAATTTTCATCAACAAAAAATCTTAGTGAAAAATCTGCATATGATAATTTATCACCTGGGACAGGAAGATCCTTCAAATAAGTTGGTTGTGCTGCAAATCCAAGATTGATACCTGGAATTGATGCGGAGTTTGAGAAAAAATCTGCTTTGGGTACTTTGGTAATTGAAAATTTAAATCCAACAGGAGAAAGATAATTCCTGTTGTCTAATTGATTAGTCCAGGGTTTCATTCTCCTCCGCCTCCATTTCCTCCACCATTTCCACCACCGCCATTGCTATCACCACCGTTGCCACCATTGCCGTTACCATTTTTTCCAGTTCCGTCATCCGAGTCTGAGTTGTCGTTGTCGTGAACAAGATACCCTCCACGCCCAATATGATATCCTACGGGAATCTTCTTACATTTTTTATCTGTATAACACCAATATTTTCCAGCAGGGCATCTTTTTGCTGCTGCTTCTTCAATAAAATTGTTGAACCCTTTCATGGTCTTTTTATCTATTTAGACAAAAAAAGGGATCCCGAAGGATCCCCCAGAGAAATATGTGAACTTGAATCACATGAGGTTGTCAACGCGAACGCGACGATAGTAGCGGTTGCTGGAAGCGGTGATACGACCCAGACCTTGTGCGGTTCCTTCTGCGAATGGATTGGCGACCATGCCGTAGCGGGTCTTGAATCCGATCTTAGGTTGGAAGGTGTCCTGACCAACGGCACGAACCATTTGGAGAGGAACATATGGGCAATAGAACAGACCTGCGTCATAAGGTGAAGAACCCTTATAACCTGCAACGAAGTACTGGTTTGCAGCGGAGTTTGCAGAATAAGGATCGATGTATACGCGATACTTACCTTGCAGAACACCAGCGAAGGTGTTACCAGTGTCGTCAACATTCAGGTTGGCGTTCAGGGCAGGGGTG